ATGGAATTCAGACTAAACACATCGTCCAAATACTAAAGAATCTCGGACATCAAGTAATGATCTCTGCATTTGCTGGAACTTACGGTGCACCCATCAAGTACGAGGATGTGTGGGTGTTCCCGAGTGACAATTGGGGAGTTACTCAGACTCCTTATTATGCTGAAGAGTTCAAGGCAGACATTGTCATCAGTCATCAAGATCTTTGGACGTTGGAAGAGAACTATGGGACAAAGGTTAATTGGTATCCTTGGTTTCCGATTGATCATCAACCGCCACCTCCAAAAGTCATGAAAAGAGTAAAGTATGCAAAGACACCGATGGTGCAGTCGAAATTCGCTGTAAGTGAACTGAAAAAACTAGGCTATAACCCTTATTATGTCCCTGCAGGTGTTGACACCAATATTTACAAACCAGGACGTAAGATTGACAATTTTGGTGATAACTTTATCGTTGGGTTGGTAGGTTCGAACAGAGGACCAAGAAAGAATTTACAACAAGTCATAGAAGCATTTAAGTTGTTTCATGACAGACACAAAGATTCTGTACTTTACATGCATACTAATGTTGCAGATGTTGGTGCAGGAGTAAATTTAAGAAACATTGTGGATGCGTTAGAATTGACAGGGACTGTGTTCTTTCCAAAACAACTTGATTATTACATCAGCCTGTCTTACGGAGAGATGGCAGAACTCTACAATTCATTTGACGTTTTCTTACTTCCCTCTGCAGGAGAAGGATTTGGTGTACCGATTATTGAAGCTGAAGCATGTGGAACTCCTGTGATTGTCTCTGATTTTAGTGCAATGCCTGAATTGGTTGGTGGTGGGTGGACGTTAAAAAAGTTACAGAAGATTTGGACGTATCAGGACAGTTGGCAGGTGACGCCAGACTTGGAAGAAATTGTTGAATGTTTAGAACAAGCATACCAAGAAAAGAAGGATGGATCTATTGTCAAGAGAAAAGAAGAGGCAAGAAAGAAGGCAATGGAATACGATTGGGACAACTTGTCCCCAATGTGGGATGAAATCATAAAGGACATTGAGAAACAACCTAAAGGAAGGTCGTGGGAAGGTGTGCAACCCGAAAGGTTGATGTTGATCCCGAACAAGGTGACACCTAAACAGGTCTTGGACATCGGTTGTGGAAAAACGACACCTTACAAAGAACATTTGGAAAAATTGGGTCAATATGTCGGAATTGATATAACAGGTGGCAAAGGGGTTACTAAGGCAGATGCGTATAATCTACCCTTCAAAGACAGGGCGTTTGGCTTTGTTTGGTGTAGTGAAGTATTGGAGCATTTAGACACTCCGCAACTTGCTCTCAATGAAGCAAAAAGAGTAGGTAAACACGGAGTTGTAATATTTCCTACTCCCGTAACTCCTTGGTTTAGTAAGGATGTTAGTCACAAAGAAGTCAAACTTAATGAAGAATTTTTCGTTAATCATGATGGGCATGGTATAATAATGTGGTGAGAATTTATGCTTTTAATAGATTGTACTAGTTGGACTGAATACGAGGAGATAGACAATGTTAAAAGATAGCTGGTGTATAGCTGGCTACCTCCCTTGAGGTAGATTATGGGTTGGCTTTCAACTTACGGATATAGGCAAACAGTTCCTTTGAAGCGTGTTGATGGAGCTGTAGAAGATTATCAGATGAAGCTAACCGTGCATAAAGGCACGGGTGATTCATTAGAGGATGTTGTCTATCTCAAAGACCACGCTTTATCCTGGACTGGCACAGTTCCTAATGACCTTCGTTTTACTAACCTTGCGGGAACCGAATTAAAATACTGGATTGAATCCTCAGATGCTAATACCGCTACAGTCTGGATAAAGTTTGACTCCATAGAAACTACGGATACGGACTTCTATGTCTATTATGGAAAGGCAGACGATACTACAACAAGCAATGGAGCTGATACCTTCCCAGAGTTCTTCGACCATTTCCCTGGAGATGCTATAGACACCAATAAATGGGATGTAGGTGGAACAGGTAGTAATGTTGTTTCGGATTCAAAAGTCAAGGTTTTATCTTCAGCTACTAATGGGAAGAGATACATAGCGTCAAAAACTGCCTTTGGGCAGGGTTATGCGTTAAGAGGATATGCAAAGCTCTACAACACCGATGCTGCTTGGCGTTACGCTTGGTTTGGTTTTGGGAAAGATGGGGATACTGACTATTCTTCGATAATGGATTACAACGATGCTACAACCGCTTATCGTTATTGTAGGACTTTAACGGATGGTAATCATACTATAGATTCCACTCTATCGCCTGATGAGATTTATCATACATTTACCATAATGAGGGTAAGCAACGACCTGTGTAAGTTTCAACAGGATGATGGCAGTCTCATAAGCATTGCTACCAATGTTCCTGATGGAGACTTAAAGATTGCCCTTCAAGCAAGGAACGCTGGGGATTATACAGAGTGTGATTGGCTACTTATCAGAAAGTATGTCTTTCCAGAGCCAACTTGGGGAACTTGGGGAAGTGAGGAGAGTTCAGCGCAAGAACACATTAAGATTGTTACTGAATCAATCAATTTTTCTGACACAATGGTTAAAGAGCAGGACTTAAAAAGAGTTCTAACAGAAAGTATTCAATCAGTGGATTCAATAGTTACATCTGCTAAAAAATTCTTCAGAGTTTTTAGTGACACTACACAAATGACAGACACAGTAGCTAAGTTGACGCACAAAGTAGTGGTTGAAAGTTTTACAGCAATTGACAACGCAATGAAGTCAGTACGAAAAGTAGTGACAGATGCTTTAACTATGGCTGATAGTTTTATCAAGCAGACACGAAAAACGCTACTAGAACCTGTGACAATAGTAGACACAACGGTAACTTTAAAGAAATACTTTCGTGTGCTTACAGAATCTACACGAGTTGTTGATACTGTGCGTAAGTCCTTTAGTAAAATGCTGTTTGATTTAGTAACAATGCGTGACGTGATTATCAAATCAATATACAGAATTTTTAATGAAACAATTACTTTTACTGATCATGCCTGGAGAACATTCAGTATTCTTTTGTTTGAAGCTATTCAGATAACAGATTCAATGGTTACACCCTTTAAAAAGTTCTTTAAAGTGTTCAAGGATACTTCTCAAATGGCAGATGAAATAGTAAAGGTAACATCAAGAACGCTGGTTGATGGTATGACAATTATCGATTCTTCTATGAGATTGGTAAGGAAGGTGTTTGCTGATGCATTGGTAGTGTCTGACAGTCTTTTCAAACAAATACGAAAGGCATTGCCTGAGTCTGTAACATTGACTGATTCAATTTCATCTTTGAAAAGTTTCTTCCGTGTTTTTGTTGATCCTTTTGTTGTAATTGACAGTGTAATGCACACTAATAAGTTCTTTAGAGTGTTCACTGAGCCAATAGAAACAGTGGATACTTTGAAAAAGTTACTCAACAAAGTGTTGATAGACAATGTCACTGCTATCGACTCAACCATTAGGCATTTCTTTAAGGTTCTCAGTGAAACAGCTGTTGTTGTCGATGCTGTTGAAAAAGTTAGTTCTTTTGGAAGAACATTTATTGACAATGTGAGTATAGCTGATAAGTTCATAAGAGGAAGAGTGTTTGCTGAATTGTTTACATTGGCTGAAACACAAAACAAACGGTACGAATACTATAACAGTGGTTTGGATGACAGTAGTCTTACTTTCTATGGAGCAAATAGTTGGGCTGCTCAGACATTTACTACTACTGATGCTCATAAGATTACCAGTATTAAAATTAAATTGCTTCGTGTGGGCAACCCGGGAACGATAACAATAAGTATCCAAGGCACTGATGGTAGTGGTCATCCCGATGGAAATGAGAAGTGTTCTGGAACATACAATGGAGATTTGTTAACAGATGATGAAAATGGAGACGAGTATGTAATAACGTTGGGTGATGGTTATAATCTTTCTGCTAACACTAAATATGGTATTGTTGTCAAGGCATTGAACGGTTCTTTAGGTAATTGCATTGCTTGGCGATTTGATGCTACTGTTCCTCTGTACGGAGAAGGGAACTATGAGACCACTGTTGATGGAGGCTTAAATTGGACAGCAAATACTGATAGAGACTTTGTATTTGAAGAGTGGAGTCTTTCTTCTGGATTTAGAAAACAGATTGGCAGAGCATTTTTAGAACCGATTATTATTACAGTACAACTTCTTGGCTTCGCAGGAAGGTACGTTAAAGCATTTGTTGACTCAGTGTTAGTAACGGAAACTGTTAAACTTTCGAAGACATTCATTAGAACACTTTCTGAACACATTGGAATCGTTGAGTCAATAACGACAGTCAAAAAACTTGCTCGAATGTTTTCTGACACACTACATGTTGTTGACAGTGTTACTGTGATTAAGGCATTGAGAAAGGTCTTCACTGACGTTGTTGACGCTTTTGAATCTGTTGAAATTAAGGTAACGAGTTTTATACCCCAATTTTTTGAAAAGATTTTTACTGAGTCAATGCAAGCAACAGACAATATTAAAAGAGTCATGGTGAGATCTTACAGTGAGATTTTTAACATTGTCGATACTGTCATCTTTACTAAGTCTTTTACTAGGGTCTTTGCAGATGTAATTGATGTAATTGAAAATGTTGGAAAAAGAACCAGAAAAGTTGTTCTTGAGGCAGTGAATTTAACAGACAAATTGATAAGAGGAAGAGTCTTTTCTGAGGTATTCAACATTACTGATGCACTTGTCAAGAGGTCTTACAGAGTATTTTCTGACATTATCAATGTGTCTGATTGGTGGAGTATACACCATGTTCTTATTGTCTTTACTGATCACATAAACACTACTGATTTGGTGGTAACAACTAAAAAATTCTTTAGGGTACTCGTTGACTCTTTGACTACCATTGATTCTGCAATTAGACGTACAACAAAATTACTCATTGATCATGTTGATGTCACCGATATTTCTCTTCCTGTCAAGGGGTTCTTTAGGATCTTTACTGACGCGATAAATGTTGTTGACATTTATGCTCGTACTCAAACTCTTGGTAGAACATTGACTGAGTCATTGACTGTTGTTGACTCAGCAATAAGACAGACAATCAAGGTGGTGACTGAAAATGTATCATTGACGGATAAGATAGTCAGAGGCAGGGTGTTTACTGACACATTCACAGTGATAAGCAGAGTTGTCAAACAAACATGGAAATACACATTTTCTGAATTGGTAGTGGTGACTGAAACTTACACAGGTGTGATTTGGATTGCCATCGCTAAATTGTTTGCAAAAGTATACGAGCTCCGATTCATTGTACCTACATACTCGTTTAAATTCTTGATGTACGAGGCAAAAGAAGGAATGAAGACTAAATTTAAATTCTTAAAGAAATAGTTTACAAAATGACAGATTTTTACTATAATAGTATAGCCAGAAAACAATGGAAGAAACATTAGAGATCAGAGGGCGTACAACAACTGCGATAATTTTTCAATTACTGGCTGATGATGAGTCGGTAGATTTGACACTTTATGACGTAATTTTTTACATGCGGGACAAACATAAAAAGACATATGTGTATGCAACGACTGATGACGATCCAGCATTGGAGTTTGTCACTCCTAAAACGAGTGGCAAATTGACTTTTACTCCCCCTGATGATACTGTGTTTTTGACAAGAAATTCTCCTTATTATGCGTACTGCGTAATAATAAGTACTGTCGACGGGACAAGTTTTGCTATTCCGGGGGAGAGTGAAGCAAAAATCAATGTACGGGAGTCGTTTGTGAAATGAGAAGGCCCTCAGCTATCTGGAAATTTGACGGAACGAGTTACACGAATTTAACGCAAAGTAATTACCAAGGTACAGTGTTTGACTTTATTGCAACGACTGATGATATTTTTTACATTGGGTTTACGTCCCGAATTATTGGGATGGTCATAGGAATTACGACTATAGGGTGTTATTCAGGTCTTTCGTTCAAACAGTGGGAAGGAGATGATTGGGTTGAAGTTGTACCAATTGAGACGTATGATTTCAGTAGTGCAGGGGTATTTACGTTTGATGTAAACACGAAGACAGATATACGGAGTTTTACAAGTACGGCTCCGCATGATGATAATGGTGGAATTGAACCCCCTGACTCTGTTTCTAGGTATTGGTTGCGAGTTAGTGCTTCTGGAGTGACTACGAAGGCGGTCATTAGTTCTGTGGACATAATTCCGTATGTACTTTATGCCACTCCTTCTGATGTTGCTGATTATTTGTCATTTAAAACTTCGTTTGATGCTGAGACGATTCCTACAGCATTTATGGTTGAGGACATGTTGAAAAGGGCAGAAGGAGTAATTGACAGAAAGACTTTGAGAAGTTGGCGTCTAAATTATGCAGAAGAGGAGTTTCAGGAGTTTAATATCAACGGGATAAAGTTACTTCATTACCCTATAAGAGATGTATATTCAGCTGAGATTTGGGACGGAGGTGCCTTTGAAGCTCTTACCTTTGGTAGACAACACGACTATTTTGTGAACAAATCAATTGGAATGCTCTATTTTTCGAGATATTTTATGCTACCTGCGAGATTTGCGTACCCGATTCCTGGATGGAGATGGGGATTCGGTGAATTTACGTACCCTATAAAAATAAAGTATACTTGGGGCGAGGACTCTAGGAGATCAAAGGAGTTTCCTATGGTTCAGGACATCGCATTAAAAATGGTTGCAATTGACCTTGTTCAGACGAGTGATTATACTTCATTGTTTGCCAGTGGAGTTGACAGAGTTGCTCTTACAGAAAAGGCACGCAATTGGAGAGAGGAAATAAATAACGATTTAGAGGATCTCAAACGGTTGTTCGTGTTTTAAAAAGGAGAATAATGTCTGTACCTTCAGAAGTATTAAAGGATTTGCTCAAAAGTAATTGGTTGGAAGCTAACGTTGTACAACCTGAAATTGTTGATGTGAACCTTTCAACAGAAGCCATAGGTAGGTACAATTTTAGGACGAAGGACTATGCATTTATTCTTGCCGGAAGAGAAGGAGAAGTAGAGACGTACAGGAACGTTGCGTATGCTGACAATTCATTTGGCATTGACATTCAGATTGTTACTGCAAATTCTCGTGAGAGGCTTTATGAATTGAGGAGTGAAATTAGGCGGATATTGAGAGTAAAGCGTCTTACTCCTGGTACTCCTGATTATCAACTAATTAGATATTTGGGATTTAACGAAGCCGTATTGGAAGAATTAAACGTTTGGAAGGGAACAATTCGGGCACGGTTTGAGGTCGTCGGCCTTTACGTTTCAAAAGGATGGGAATGAAACTTTCTGAGTTACAAAAAGCTAAAATATCTAAGACAGTAAAAGAAAATTGGCGAAATTTGAGTGTTGAGTCTCGAAGTAGACTTTGTCAAGCTATTAGTGAAGGAACTAAGAGAGGAATGCAAAGACCAGGTGTAAAAACGAAACTACAGAAACAAGGTAAGTTAAATTGGGAAAATCCTAACTATCGAAAGACAGTTAGTGAGAAAGTAGCTGCAAAGACGAGAGAGAGATGGAAGAACCCTGAATTTTATGCAAAGCACGTGGAACAAATAAGAAGTTTAAATTATGATCCGAACATAGTTGAGAGAAGAGCTAAGAAGATAAAAGAAAGATGGGCAGATCCAGAATATCATAAAAGGGTAGCTATGAAATTAAGAAAGCTTGGACAGACCCCGGAATTTAGAGCAAAAATGAGCCAAATTAACGCTAAAAGATGGCAGGATCCCGTATGGGCTAAAAGACAAAGGGAAGCTACGAAACTTAGATGGCAAGACTCAATATGGGTTCAAAAAACAATGCAGGCGAGAAAAGTTAAGCCCACCAAATTGGAAGAAGAATTTAATGCGCTTCTCCAACAATATTTTCCGAATCAATGGGAATACGTAGGTAATGGGCAATTAATCGTTGGTTATAAGAATCCCGATTTTTGGGATGGAGAGCATAAGTTAATTGAGATTTATGGCGACTATTGGCATAAGGGTGATAATCCCCAGAAGAGAATTAATCATTTTAGGAAATATGGTTATGAATGTTTAGTAATTTGGCAATACGAATTGGAGGACACTGGAATTGTGAAGGATAAAATTTTTCAGTTTGTAAGTAACACATAGCCACTGAGTTTACAATTGATAGAGATTTGCATATAATAATAAGGAGGAGTGAATAATGAGTACACCGATTATCAGGGGAGAAACTTGGAGGCTTGCGTTTGGTCCAGAGTCAGCGTACGGTGATGATCCAGGTACTGCTGCAATTAAATATAATTTTGGTGTTGTTCAATCAGGTACAATGCCAGACCCTGAATATGATTGGCAACCAATTTGGGCACTTGGGAATGCATCGAAAAGAGATTTTTATATTAATTACAAAGGAAAAATAACATTGACGGGAGGTATTCCCGATGTTTGGCTTTTGAACGGATATCCTCTTTATTTTCCCATAGGTGCAGTTGTGACAACGGGAGAGGAAGCTCCTTACACACACACAATCAGTGAAGCTTCTCAATTATCTTCAATAACGATGCAACATGAGTTGTTTGACTCTGCAGGTAATTCTGAATTGATCAGAAGATTCAGTGGAGGGAAGATCAATCGTGCAAGTTATTCTGCATCAGAGGGTGAACAGTTACGGATGGGGATTGATGAAATTATTTTTAACAGCTATGCAAAAACGGGAGATTCAGGAATTGCAACTGACGTTGCATCGTACCCAACTACTGAACCCTATCTGTTCAGTACAGGAAGCTTGTCGATTTTCGGCAGTGAGTTTGCAAGAATAAAGAGCTTTGTACTTGATGTTTCAAATAACATCGAACCAAAATATTACATTTCAAATGATGGAGGTGAACGCTTACCTCTTGAACTTCGTGAAGGACATCGAGAGTATCGCTTAGGATTGACAGTGGACATTGAGGATTCAACAATTTTTGATGAACTCATAAAAGAAGGTGTCGAGGTTACAACATTTACTGGGTTTGATGTTTCCATAGTGTTCACAAGAGGAGCGAATGACACGATAACATTCACGATGCCACCTTCTGCAGCGGCTGTTGGAGGAGATGCTCAAGGGTGTCTTATTAGATCTGCTCCGCACAATATAGTAGGTGAACCACAGGTTTCTGTTGATTTGGACGTTATTGTCAGAAGTTTAAAAATTGTCGTTGTTGACGATATTGAAGTATATCCAGGTGAATAGGAGGTATAATGGACGAAAGGACAGAGTGGAGATCAGACCAGGGAGAAAAGGAAGTTGAGTTGGAATACAAAGGGAAAAAGTTTACAGTCACTGTCAAGCCATTGACATGGTCAAAGAAAAATCAAATATTGTCTCAGGCTTTGAGTTACAGTGCTAAAGGTGAAGCTCAATTTAATCTCGACAGATACAACAAGGAATGTCTTGGTTCTGTTATTATCAAGGCACCTTGGGGTAATACTGACCACATTTTTCTTTCTTCAATTGATGAGGAATTAGGTTCTCAATTGGCAACATTGATTCCTGGGCCATTTGAAGGTGGAGATGATGTGGATTTTTTAGGAAAAGAGTCTGTTCAGTCTTAAACAACCAGGTAACGACTGGTGATGTATTGCTGGTCAGAAAATTGATTGAGATTGTGCTAATGAAAGCCGGGATTCCATTCGAAAGCATAAAGGGAATGACTGATGTTGAGGTTACTGAGTATTTAACGATTGTTCAGGAGTTGGCTGCAAAGGAAAAGGAAGAAATGGAGAGACAGCGTGGTTGAAGAAGTTTTAGATAGAGATTGGTTAGAGCTACAATACTCGACGAGACAGATGACAGTGATGGAGATAGCAGATAGATTTAATATTGTACCAGCAGTAATTTACGAAATGATGCATAAACTTGGGATACCAGTTCGTAGTAGTGGTGAATCGCGAAGAGGAAGTTGTGAACAGAATCTTGGAGTTATAAATGGAAGAAGTATTAAGGATTGAGGTCAGTGAGGCAGGTGCAAAGCCTGGTGGTGTTGCTCCTTCTACAGAAGGGAAAAGGTTACCCAGTGGTGCTCCTGCAAGAATTCCAGACAAATTGGTGAAGGACACTGGTAACATTGCAAAGAACACTGCGATTTCAGGAGCAGCGGGAGCAGGAATGGCAAAGATGATGGGGAAAGGAGGTGCAATTGGAGCTGCGATTGGTGTAGGTGTAGGTGCTCTTGCTTTTCTTGTTGGAGCAGTCAAACGGAGTAAGATTTTTTCTGCATTCATGAACTCTTTATTGACGATATTTGGTGCAGTAGTTGACATACTTTTAATTCCCCTCATACCAATGCTCGTAAGAGTATTAAATGCCGCGCTGGGCTTTTTTCGTAGCGTCTCAACAAAGGGTCTTTGGGAGACATTGGCGGCGGGAGGTTTGGATTGGGAGCGCATTCTTCGCATGATTTTCCCAGTCATTCCACCTGCTGGTGTACTTGATTGGCTTTTTGAGAAAATTGGTTGGGAGGATATTCTTCGTGCGATTTTCCCAATCATTCCACCCAGAGGTGTACTTGACTGGCTATTTGACAAAGTGTCTTTGGAAAAGATCTTAATGTTTATTTTTACTCCTATCGCTGTTGTAAGACTCTTAGATTGGTTGTTTACAAAGGTTGATCTACACACTATGTTAACATTTCTTTTTCCCATTCAGGTTGGTGTGCTCAAGCTTTTAGAGCATCTTTTTCCTTTTAGAATAAATGCGAATGATATTTTAGATAAAGTGTTTTCAACTGCAGGAAATATTTGGGATTGGCTTAAAGGTCTTGTAGGTTTACAGGCAGGCACTCCTTATGTTCCAAGAGACATGTTGGCACTTCTTCACAGAGGGGAGGCAGTGATTCCTGCATCTCAAAATGTGTTTAATTTCAACCAGTCATTTACGACTGCTGCTCCTGCAGGTTATCTTGCAGGGAAAGAGTTGGCAAGTGGGTTTGAATCAGATCTTTCAGGGGCTCTTTTGAGGATAGGGATCTAATGGCACTTTCTGTAATATTGACGCATCCTGATGGAAGTCCTGCTTACAGTATCATGGTTGACTTTTTGGAGCATGGGTTAATACGTTTACCCACACAGGTAGCATTTCCTGGAGGTCTTGAAGAAGGTGAGTTTCCTGAAATATTTTACTTAGATTTGGGAATGATGACAGAACAAATCACAGTTCGAGGAACTATTGATGCAATTACAACTCCGACAAAAGCTAACTTAAGAGATGCGGCGGCTCTTTGGTACAAAGAATCATTAGAAGAATCTCCTACGTACATAAAATTGACAGTTGGTACAGGTGAATCGTACTATGGTGGATTTAAGACAATGGAGTTTAGACAGGAAGCTGCAAAAGAGGACAGGTGGAATTTTAGTTTTATGTTTCTTGTCAAAGAAAAAGTATAATGGCAAAGGCAGGCTGTAAACTAGAGTATTTTACTGATCCCGATTGGATTACTGAAAACAATCTCATTGGTCCTAAGTACATTGATGCAATTAGAGGGAGAGCACGAGTTCTTGAAGTGTTGTTGAGTAATCCACAGAATGCGAGAGAGTCAACATACACAATGTACAAAAAAATTCGTCTTACTGAATGGCGCACAAGTAAGGTGGTCTTTGTAGGTAGAGTAGATTCGGTTGAACCTTTGTGGAATAGCAATTATGGTCAGGTGTTGAAATTGGTTGCACGTGACTACATGGCTGAGCTATTTGATAGATTTATATCAACTGATTACTCAGGTACTGCACGAAAAAGAAGCGTATTGATTGCTCAAATTATTTCTGACTATGTGTATGCAGGAAATCTGACAACAGACATTGATGCATCAGGATCTTCGGAAACAGTCACAATGGATTATTCAAATTCACAAATGAGAGTGAGTGAAGCTATTGACAAGTTGGCACGTGAGGATCCTTGGGATGACACACCTACAGGTTATGGGTATGATTATTGGGTTGATGATTCTCAGGTGTTCCATTACAAAAAGAGAGGGACAAGACCTGCAGGTGGGCCTTCAGCAAATGGTTTGACTCTTGAGTACAGAGGAACAGCAGGAAATCAAACACTTCTTGTTCTTCATGACTATACTTTTCCCACTGCAATAAAGGAAACGATCACACGTGTAACTGTCAGAGGTACTGACAGTGATGGGGCGTCAGTTTCTCACACAGAGATTGATGCAGATTTGGAAAGTTCACTTCATACAATCAAAGAATTAATTGATGAAACGTATGGTGTGACAGATTTGACGTATTGCCAAACAAGGTCAAAAGCACTTCTTTCTGTACTCAAAGGGGAGATTGTGAGAGCAAACATAAAAATTATAGGTTTTCCGAGGTATAAGATTGATTCTACTTGGTACACCCCAAGGGCAGGTGAATTGATCAGAGTCAAATGTAGTTCTAAGTCAATTGACGCTGATTTTATGATTCTTGAAGTTAAGTACGGAGAACCCGCAGGAATTACTACTTTGAAATTACTTTCTACTGATTTTGGGTGGGGGTTTTCACCGTTTGAATTGGAGTCAATATTTTCTGGAATTTACCGTGAACAAGGTCAGGTTAGCGCCAGAATGGGACCTATTCCTTCAACTCCTCCGACCCCTACTCCGTGGTCGGCAGATAATATAACACCAGCTGTTGACATCAATCCTGATGGTTCTTCATACATATATTTCATAGTTGAGGTTCCAAGAGTAGATGTGGCAGATGACTATAATTTGCAGTTTCGTGTTAAAAACGCTACGAATTGGGAGCTTATCACAGTAGATCAGACTGCATCTGGAAATCCTATAGCAAAGACACCATCGGTGAAGGGTGGAGAAACTTATGAGTTTCGTGTTAGAAGTCATACACTAGCGGGAGTTTATTCGGATTGGTCAGCAATCGTTGAGAAGGCGGCAGTTGCAGACACGACATCCCCAGGCGCATGCTCGGCATTAGCAGCGGAAGGAAGCTATGGAACAATATTCCTTGATTGGGTAAATCCTTCAGATGCTGATCTTAAGCACATTGTAATTTGTTGTTCAGACACGAATGATAGAAGTGCTGGAAGTGATATTGCGATAACAAGTGCAAATTACTTTGGCCACTCCGGCCTTGGTGATCTCGTGACTAAGTATTATTGGGTAAAAGCCGTTGACCTCTCGGGAAATATTGGACCTTGGTTTCCAACAGGAGATACTAATGGAGTTTCTGGCACAACGCTAGACATTCTTGATCCCGACACAACACCCCCAGCAGTTCCAACAGGACTAGTGCTAACAACCGGGGTGGAAGAGGATTCAGACGGACATCAGCAAGTTTGGCTTAAAGCAGACTGGGATGATAATGCCGAATCAGACTTTGCCTCTTACACAATCAGATACAAGTCTACTGGAGGTGATTACTCCTACATAGTAGTTCCAGGCAAGACAAGCTCTGCATGTAAGATAGCTCCAGTGGTAGGTAATACACTCTATTACGTTTCGATTTCTGCTGCTGACAAATCCTCGAATTATAGTGACTATTGCACAGAGGAGACCAAAACTACAGCAAAAGATACAACCGCACCTGACCCTCCTACAGATCTTGCAGCAGTAGCCGGGTTTATGACGATTTATCTGAATTGGACAAACTCTGCAGATGCTGATTTAAAATACATCGAAATAAGAAGATCAGATACCACAGACAAAGAACATGCTTCGAAGAAGTCTTTTGAGGTTTCAGGGGAGTCCCTTGCTGACGATATAAACGCTTATAGCGCTCAAAGATATTATTGGGCAAGAGCATTTGATACCTCAGGAAATAGTTCATCGTGGAGTTCTAGAGTCGATGCGACAACACAACAGGTTGATTATACCGACATTAATGACTTTGCGGTACAAGCCTCGAAAATATGGACCAATATACCAATTTTAGCAAGTGATTCTTGGACAGACAACTCACCAAGTGCGGGTTATGTTGCTTGGAATGCTCATAAACTTTATTATGGAGGTGTAGAATATTCAATTACCGCAAGTAATACCAATCTTAAATACATCTATTGGTTGAATGGTGCTTCATCGTATACAAAGAGTGATACGAATCCGACTTTAGATGATGGGGACTTCATAGTTGCGGTTAATATAGCCGGTAGCCATGATCTAGCTTGGAATGCCATTGCCAACCAAGTGATAGGTACCGCGTACATTCAGGATGCTGCAATTGTTAACGCAAAGATTCATGATCTTAGTGCGGACAAAATTGATGCCGGAATCTTACAGTCTACGAATTGGGGAGCTTCAGCTGGGTCCCAATTTGTTCTTAGCGATGGTACGTTTAAATTGGGAGGAAGCTCTGCTCCGAAGTTAAGTTGGAACGGCACAGCTCTAAATATAACTGGTGTTATTACTTTTACAGCTGGCAGTGAGGCAGACTATAGCTACATAACAGGAACCAAGCCTCCAGCAGATGCTGATAACACCTTGGCAAACCCTCAATCTTACGCCTGGATAACTGGATCTAAGCCTCCAACAGATGCTGAAGCGAATCCCGATTATATTCACAGCACTTACATAAGTGCCACTGAGATACAATCTCCTGCTATATCTGGTAACACTGGTTATTTTTCGTTAGCATTTAAAGTAGGAATCGACGGTGTAGTTATCGATGGGGTTAACAAACTCATCAAGTCGTCAAATTATAACGAAGTTGGCGAGGTGGGATGGCAGATAGACAATGCAGGCAATGCGCATTTTTATGGTGGGGTTGTTGCTGCTGGGCTGTTAACAGGTGATATCGCAGTTGCAAGAATAACGGCTCAAGGAGCAAATGCAATCAATGCAGGAGTAATTTCAATTGCTGCAAATAGATTAAACATTTCAGGTGAGACTACATTTGCACCTGGGTACGATCCGTCAGATGCTATTCAAGATGTTGTTGAGTTGCTTGATTCGAACGCATCTTCAGGACAGAAAGATGTGGTGTTGGAAGACAATGCAGCAGCAGCTAGGTATGATGTAGGTGATGAGATTGAATTGAAGGATGACTCAAACAGTGAAACGTGTGAGATTGCTTCAATTGCCAGTGCCACTCTTACAATGGTGAATATTCTTACATATTCGTACACTGTTGTTGCAAATGCAAAGGTTACTCTGTTTGGAGCTGCTGACAACATTAACAATGGCGTCACAACAATTGACGGTGGGTTAATAACAACAAACACCATTTTAGCTAATGCAATAACAACCAGTACATTGACTTCAAGGGTTATAACATTGGGTTCGGGAGGAAAGTTTGTTACTGGACCCGCTGGAACCAATAGAATTGAAATTACAAGCGTCGAAGTTGCGGGTTATACCAGTGGTAATACAAAGCAGTTTTATATGGATGCTACAACTGGAAAAGCATACGCAGGTGGTGGAGCTGTTGTACTAGATGAGGAAGGTATAACAGTAATCGGTGACTGTTTTTGTAGATATTGGAGTTCAGACCCCCATCCAATAGGGTCCATCTGTAGTCTTTTTGATGACTTTTGTATCCATTCGGTTGAAGACGTAGAAGGATGGGATAACAAAACCCTTTGGTTGAGAGGGGGTTTAAATACTAATCTTGATGCGCATGAGCAAATGTGGATAACCTCCTATGGAGGAAATATAGATATAACCGCCGATAGCGTACTTTATCTAGAAAGCGGGAATGGTGATCTGTTCCTTCACCCTGGGGGTACGAGTCCTGACGTTATACCTACCTCCCTGAATTTTGATTTTGGGAGTAGTTCCTCATACTGGCGACACATAGAATGTGTTGACATAAATTATCACTGCCCAATGAAAATACCCAAGGGAGCTTTGGGGAAGCTTAAGAACATCCAATCCAAAAAAGAAGGAGGGATTGAAATCATAGATAAAGATACCTTACCCGTGGAGATTCTTAATATTCCAGCTGTAGAGGATTATAATAAAGCGAAGAGAACTTATCAGAAGCTTTTAAGACGATGGGAAGGCAAGATTGAAGGAGGTCATCCGAAACCGGGACCGAAACCTGTAGAATATAAACCACAAGAAGCGGTCAGTTCGTTAAATCTCTTTGGCTTAGTCCTAGCGTCTGTACAGGAGCTAACCAGTAAAGTCGAGGCAATCGAAAAGATATTAGATGTTAGATAGTATCAGAACTCTCATTAAATCTTCGCATAGCTATAAGGCAGGTCTAAAGATACTTTGTGTAGGAGTCTTGCTAGTTGCTCTTATAGGTATGTCGATGCCACTGCTTCTTTTGAAGAAAGATATGGTTAATAATGTTAGTGCAAGCAATCCAACTTATCAAGAGGTGTTTGATACGTTGATAATAGACAAAACAGATGAGTTAGAGTATATACCAGGTGAGTTTATGTGTTCTGATTTCGCGGTTACTTTGCATAACAATTTTGAAAGAAACGGTGTTAAGTGCGCTGTAGTGCAATTTAACTTGCCATATTGCAATGGACATGTCGCCTGCGCCGTCATGACTACAGATAAGGGATTGTGGTTTATCGAACCACAAGACAATTTGATGATGAATGAAGGTGCTCTGTTTGGTTTTAAGAACAGATATCTTGGCTTTCCGGTGCGTGGGTATCTCTTAATTTGGTAAGTAGATAAGTAGACAATGAGATTTGAAAAGAAAGTTTAGGAGGATTAAGATGGACTTAGAGAAAGAGTTACAAAGTATACAGACTAAGACGCAAGAAGCTGCGAAACAGTTGAATGCAATCGAAGAAAGAAAGCAAGGGATCCTTCAAGAAATATTACGACTTGATGGAGAAGCCAGAGCTATTGTCAGATTGTTGGAACAACAAAAAAAGAAAGTAGAGGACAAAAAATGAAGGCAAATGATGAACGAACAGAGACTTACCTAGGTGTTATTTCTACAGATCCTGACAAAAGGGAGCTTCGAGATAAGGGAATTCTTTTATTAGTTGAGGAGATTGGAGAAACCATTGTCCGTGAATTTATCAGGGATTTGTCAATCATTAAACTTCGCAAAAATTTGAAAGAAGTCACAATTAAAATTTGTTGCCCTGGAGGAAGTGTAGAGGAGGGAATGGGAATGATTAGAATGATAAAAGAGATACAGAAGATGAAGATTAAGGTGAAAGGTGTAGTATATGGGCAGGCAATGAGCATGGGTTTTTTGTTGCTTCAGGCTTGTGATGAACGTATTATGGGAAGCGGTGACATTCTCATGGCACACGGTGTTGTAACGCACACTCAAGGTGACACCAAAAATATAGAGGCAGAACGAAAGGTTATGACTGACATCAGGGCATGGTTCGCTGTTGAAGTGGCAAAACGAAACACATCAAAAGATGAAACTTATCACGAGCCAGGATTTTGGGTGGAAGTATTAAGTGATAGTACACCACAATTTTATACTGCTCAAGAAAGTTTTGAAATGGGGCTTATTGACAAAATTGAAGGAGACAATTGACATGAATGACCCAAAAGCATGGGTAAGACAGTGGATGGCAATAGTAAACACCATCTTTCTTGCCATTGGTGCAGGCATTGAGGTGTTCACTGACCTAAGTGTACCACTCTGGTACATAGGTATTGCAGGACCGACAATAGGTTGGTTCTTTGTTAGTCGTGAAGTTGAAAAATGGAAGACAAAACTGTACGTGAATGCCAATGTCAGAAAGAATTGATGAACTGGAAGGCCACGTAAACAGGATACAGAAAGAATTGACGTGGTTGAAAAGACAAATTACATTGTACAAAGAGGCAGAAAAGATTCGAAACTTTCAAGAATCAGTGATAAAGAAGAATGCAAAGGATGAAGATTGAAACCGTCCCCTTTAAAATTAGGCATTTAAAGGAAAGATGAAGTGCGATGCAACGTTACTTTGATGTAAACATCAAGTCAGATCAGTTACGCGTCTCTCTTAGGCATAAAATGGGTCAAAACTTTTTATTTTTTAGGTACGGAGATTTTACGTTTTGAAAACTGACAAGTTGAGTTATTGAATGGTACGAAGAAGTTATTTTGGCGAAGGTAACCCATTTTTTGGTAAGAAACATACTGATGTATCAAAAGAACAAATGTCTGAGTCTCAAAAAAGAAGGAATAAAAAATTGGGTGTTCATGCAGGAGTTAATTTCAGAAGTAAAGTAGGTAACTTTTTTGGAGAAAATAATCCTATGTTTGGTACGACGAGGGTGTTTTCTAAAGAGACAAAGAAAAAAATGCGTGAATCAAGACTTAGATGGATTGAAAAGAATCCTGAAAAGTTTAATACAATAATCCAAAAGGCTTTACATGCTAGAATTAAAAGACCAAATAAATCAGAGCAGGAAGTGTTAGACTTTTTAAACAGAGAGTTTCCCAACGAATGGAAATACGTAGGTGACGGTTCTTTAATGTTTGGTCGCTTTAACCCAGATTTCATTAACATTGATAAGAATATTTTATTAGAGTTTTATGGGTACACGCATATCAATGAAGGTGATAGAAGAGATAGACGACTTGAGACTTTTCTTAAACATGGGTATCGTACTATTGAAATTTGGTATTTTGAAATGAAAGATAAAGTTGTACTCAGAGATAGAATATTGTTTTATTGTTAAGGAGTGTTAATTATGGGTATTACAGCAGGTTGTGATGAGGTAAGTTATTCGCCCGTTCTTGCAGGTGATTGCGTTGTATGCGCATTGGTAAAAACGGGGAGTTTTGTCCAGGGTGTAAAAGATTCAAAGATGCTGTCATCGGCAACTCGAAAGAAATTGTTTCCTCTGATTAAAAAGAATTCAATCTTTTCAGTTGTTAGTGCAACACCAGAGGACATTAACTATCGAGGGCTTTATGAATCTAGGAATATGGCGATGATCGAGGCAATAAAGAGACTTAATGAGAAATTGGATTTTGTGATTACTGATGTTATTATTGATGGGCATTGGTCAAACAAATGGATTGATATTTTTGAGCATTCATGTAATTGTCGTGTTCGAGGGATGATTAGAGGTGATGAGTTGGTGTATGAAATTTCAGCTGCATCAATTGTGGCAAAAGTTTGTGTGGATCTACTTTATGACAAATATGAGAGGATGTACCCTGGATATGGCCTTAGCATCAATCATGGTACTCATTCAGCACAACACATACAGAAATTACAGGAGCAGGGTCCTACACCTATTCATAGGACAGGGTATCAAAAAGAATGGTGGAAAAGAATACTTGGTGACAAATATTTACATTTCATCAACAATGAGGTATAATTAACAATCTTCACACTGGGGAAGAACAGCAAAGCGTAGATGTCTGAGATTGAAAGAATCGTAAGGTCATTAGGTATTAAAGTTTACTCAAATTCAAATCATGAGTTGACATGCTTTTGCCCCTTTCACACTGATGAGCATCCTTCGTTATCAATAAACACAACCACAGGAAAATTCTTATGTCGTGCAGGTTGTATAAAGGGTGGAAGAATCGAAACATTGGCGAAGGCGATGGGAGTAAACACAATGTTTGGGATGATGAAGGTGACAGATTATGTTGAAAAGAAGAAGGATGCTGTCCCTTGGATCCCGATGAATTTACCACTTGCCATTGACAATTCTGCGTATAAGTTTTTGAAGGACAGAGGATTTTATCCAGAAACAATAAAGTATTGGAATTTGATGTATTGGGATGAAAAACGTGTGATTGTGATTCCCATCCCAAGGGTTGGATATATTTTACGGTACATTGATCCTGACAGTGAGAAGAAGTATAAGTATGTTCCGGGCACAAGAATTGGTGGTACATTGTTTGGATGGCATAATTACAGAGATCAAGGATCAGTAATTTTGGTTGAAGGTGCATTTGATGCGATTTGGTTGTGGCAGAACGGAGTAAAGAATTCAGTTGCATTGCTTCATTCAGACATCACAAAGGCACAGATTGAAATTTTAAGAGGAATAAATCGAAGTGTGAAGATATTGATGGATGGCGATGATGCAGGTAGAGCAGCAAGTATAAGGATAAAAAACGTACTAGACACTGAAGGATTTAGTGCTGTCTCTTATACACATCTGACGCTGCCGACGATCTACTCTGTGTAGATCTCGGTGGTCGCCG